CCCGAGCAATCGCGCTTAGGCGTTTCATTTCGGCGTCGAGGCTCATTGCATCCCTGCGATTTGTGGGTTGACGGGTAATCCGCCCGGCATTCCTGACGGAGGCGGTAAGGCTGCGTTCTGTTGCGGCAACGGTTGCCCGGGTTGCTGCTGCTCGTCTGGATCAGGCGGAGTCTGGGGCGGTGGCGCGTTCTCTGCGTATTGCTCGATTGTCGGTTGCCGATATTGCAGCGGGAACATGTTCAACGCCTGCATTGCGGCCATCATGTCCGGCGCCGCTGGCGGAGCTTGCGGGATGGTATTGCCCATCTCGTCCATCATCGGTTTCTGCTGCTGTGGCGTGAACGCCTTCGCGAGCGCCGCAACGGCCTGGGCTCTCTGATACTCGGCTTGCGCCACGTTCTTGTCGACCGTCGATGCCTGTACCAGCTGTTCAAGCCGCGCCATGCGTTGCTGCATCTGCTGCACAACCGGGTCTGGCTGTGTCGCCTCGTCGATCATCTTGAACAGACGTTCCTTATTCGGAGCGTTCGAGAGTTCGATCAGCACTTTCGGCGGAACCGCATTCGGACCAAGCTGCGAAAGCGTCTGCAACAGCTCCTCGTTCATCGTGATAACGTCCGGGCCTTCCTCCATGATGATGTCGACATCGATCATGGCGACGACGTTCTGGCTCACAGCCTGCCCGGTCTGAGGGTCGATGTTGTACTGGTTGAGCCCGATGAACTGCGGAGCGTCGTTCTCGTCCGTGATCCTGATCCACTTCTCTGCTGTCCAGGACTGTTTGATACGTGACCAGAGCTTGCGATAGACGCGGAGCTTCCAATCACGATTGCGCTCGAACACGGGCGACAATTCGGTCATGCCCGAGTCACGTTGAGCGAGTATTGCGCGCCCCGACTGATCTGCGACGCCGCCGCCCTTGCCGATCAGTCCAGGGTTGGGTCCGAGGTTTTCGAGCGAGGCCTGCGCCTGCTCGAGCAATTGCAACTGCCCGGCAACGTCCATCGAGTGGTCGACAATGCCGACCTCATTGCCCCAATCTCCGTCGTGCTCGATCATGCCGTCGGGCTTGGCGAGTTCCGATCGCGTCTTGTCGACGTCTTCGAGCGTTCCTCTGCGGAAATGCAGCTGCTTGGTCGTGAACAGGTGCAGGGCCTTCGACCGGCGATGGTTCGCCTCGTCCTGCATCGGCTTCATGCTGCGGATCGGGCCGTAACGGTTGCCTCTCTCGTCCACATAAGGCGACCATGCCGCGTAAGGGCAATCCGGCTTTCCTTCATCATCGAGATACGGCGAAACTCCGCCGTCGAGCATCACTTCGCCGACGAAGTAGCAATACGTCCACCCCCGCGGTGTCTTCTCCCAGAACTCGACGACGCGGACGCGGCGGCTTTCGAACTCAGCCCACGCTGTCTCCTGGTTCTGATCGACACGGGAGAGAATTCCGCCGGCGGCGACACTGTCGATGATCTGCTGGAGCTGTTGCGCCTTGTCCGGCCATTTCTCCTTGGCGTCGTCGATGTCCATCCAAAGATGCAGGCCCATGTAGCGCGCATCTTCGAAGTCTGGACGTTTCGAGCGAGGGTCGTAGAAGAAGCGATCGCTCTGAACGGATTTGATCTCGGGATCAGGCCCGGTCATGCCCTGCTTGATGCCGACGAAGCAGACGCCAATCCCCCGCACCAGACCGTCATGCGTGCCGGCCGACCCTACGAATTCCCAACGGTTGATGTCGCAGGCATACCGCATACCTGCCGTCGCAACGTCCGCGGACTGCTCGTCATTCGGTGTGCGCGGATAGCCTTTTGGGTCACGGCGCATGCGCTGCTCGACGCCGACGAGGAAATCTATCTTGCGCGCAATGCGATTGTCGAAGATCGGCGCCTGACCGCGCTTCCTGAGCTTCCGGGCTTCTTCCTCTGTCCAGTGCCCCGTGCTGTTGTAGTAGCCCTCGTGGACAAGCTGCTCGTTGATTTCAAACTGCTTGTTCGTCTCGTAGGCGGTGAACCATTTTCGGTATCGGCCAAGGTCGGGCGTGAACGCTTGCGCCTCTGCCGGAACGAGGGCGGTGCTTGGAGTCATCGAGACTTCCATCCGTCGCTATTCCTATCCTCGTTCAATCGCTTGTAGCCGCTGGCTTGAGCTGCTGTTGGCTCTTTCGGCTTCGAAGCCGGGATCAGTTCGTCCAGCATCCGGCCGATGAGACCGAACGCGTCAACCTGGTCGTCATGCTTGCCCGCAGGAAACACGAGAAGCTCTTGCGTGAAGTCTGCGAGCCAAGGCGCTTTCGATGGCAGGTACACTCTGCCCATCGACGTGCGCGCCTGGATCGACCGTGATCGGGTCGGCTTATCGGCAGCGGATGCCACCTGTTCGCGCCGGCAGTAAACGCGTTCCTCTCGCATGCGCTTTTCGAGAAATGGGCCGATCGACTTGATGATCTGGCCCTGTTCTTCCACCCACATCAGCGGCTTGTGCATCCGGACGAGATCGAGCCACGCTCCAATCCAAGCATCCGATGACGTTTGTCCCCGCCATAGGTCGAGGACGTACAGATTGTCGTCCGGATCGATGCCGACCACGATATGAACCGTGTAGTCTCCGTCTCCTTCCGTGACGGCATAGTCCGACGCTCCATAGATCCTGAGCTGCTTCGGCCTGTTCTCGTACCAGCGGAACCAATCCCGCTTGAAATACGCGCCTTCGTCTGGTGCGGGGCGCTGCTGATATAGTGCCGACCAATCTCGTGGCATCGTCGTGCGTTTGAGGCGCTCCAGCTGTTCGAGCGGATAGAACTCCGGCCAGAGCGCCTTCCCGTCCGGGCTGATCGCGGGAAGCTCCAAGATATCCCACTTGTCGCCGCCTCTCGCCTGCTCTTCCAGCAACCAACCTGTCAGGTCGTCTTCGTGCCATCGGGTCTGCACCACGATCACGGCGCGCGGAAAGCGCGAGAGAACGACTGACGAATACCACTGCTTCACCTTTTCACGGGTGCGCTCGCTGTCCGCTTCCTCTCTATCTTTCAGCGGATCATCAATCAGAACGATCGGTCCAACAGTGCCGCGTCCCGTCAGTGCCGTGCCGACACCGGCCGAGATGTAGAACCCGCCTTGCGACGTGCGCCAGAAGCCTTTGGCTCTCGTGTCTTCCTTCAACTCGACGCTTGGGAAGAGATTTCGATAGGCCGCGCTCTTGACGATATCCCGGACTTCGCCGCCGAACTCTTCCGCCTTCTCCAAATTGTACGACGCCGACATGATGGTTGCTTCGGGATTACGTCCGAGAAACCATGCAGGAAAGCGTCTCGAACCCAGTTCCGATTTGCCGTGCCGCGGCGGCATGTTGATCATCAGCCGATCAATCTTGCCGTCTTCGATTGCCTCGAGCTTTTCAGCAATCAATCGATGGTGCGCAGCCGGCCGATAGGCCCGGTTCGTATATTCGCTGAATTCAATTAGCCCGCGGCGGGCGTGGCGCCGCTTCAGCAGCTCCGTTGCCGCTTCCGCGGGCGATATTTCCAAGTTCAGCATCGCTCAGGTCTTCGACACCCTGCTTGTGTGTGACTTCGCGCTTTTCGACGATGAGTCCGTGAAGCTTTGCGAGGCCCATGGCTGCCGTGACTGCAGCTCCGGATTGAGCATTCTGCCGGGCCAACTCTCGATCTGCCTTCAGCATCTCCGTTATGGAATCGACCGTTACATCGTGGCGCTTCTGGTGTTTGAGTTGCAGACGCTCCACCGTTAGTGCGACGTTAGCGTCTTTCAGAAGCTTACAGGCGTTCACCTTTATGGCTTCGGGTTTCATCTTCCCGGCATTGTAGGAACGGCGATAAGCCTCGCTCGCATTCCCTGTTTCGACATAGGCGCGGGCAAAGGCTTCCTGCTTCGGTGTCATCTGTAATCCCTGCAGCAACAATCATGGCCCACAAAGCGAGATGCCTGGACGTTGAAGCTGCCCTCTATCGCTCCAGCGCCAGATCCCGTTGACACCCAGCGATAACACCAGCGTCCGCCATGATCCGGCGTAAGATCCAGGAAGTAATTGCCGATCGATGCCTTCTGCAATTCGACATCAGTTCCGTAGGCATACGTTTGCTTCTTTCCGCACGGTGAAAAGATCTGAGCCTCGACCGTGTCAGGATCAACGAAGTTTCCCGTGGCCTGATCTTGGAATGCTGTCGTCAGTCTCAACGGCTGGCCTGGTGCTATCTTTCCCGGTGTTATCACAGGCGACCTCCGCCAACGCTAATATGCGTGAGAGACGACCCCCTGGCTTGGGTTCTTCCAATGTTGGCCCCTGCCATCGTCATCGTTCTTTTTCCGCTGAAAGCTGCTGGAGTGTTGGCGTACCCACCGTCACCGATCCGCGCCAGAACTCTCGCTGCAACGTGGGCCGTTGCGATAAGCGACGCATCCTCAAGAACTATTCCCAGGACGGCATGGGGATCGCGCGCCACCGTTGCCGACAGCGTCGCATCGTCAAGAACCGTCCCCACCTCACCCGCTATGTCGAGTGAGCCTGTCGCGGCGATAGTGACGTCAGAAAGCGTGATGCCGGCACTACCCGTGAGAGCGAGTGCGCCAGTTGCAATTAGAGTTGCGTCGTCGAGTGTTGCGCTGACCTGACCGCTGATCGCCAGCGTCCCGGTTGCATTGCCTGTCGCATCATCAAGCGTGACCGCGAGAAACCCTGTGTTCCCCGTGTCGGTATTGATAACGCCGCCAATCGGCGCGCCAATGTAATTACCGATCATGCGCCGTGGCTTCTGGCAGTGCGTTGGTCATAAAGGCCAGGGCGGTGCTGGAAGCATCGCGATCAGTTCAGGGATCGTGGGCTGCGGGATCGCGCCCGACTGTACGTCTGTGAGGATGCCGAAGACCGTCAGCCACAACGGATCGCGCCACGTTGTGAATGCGTCGGCATCAGCCGCATACGCCTCCACTGCGCTGCCTTTGTAACCTGCGAGCGAGACGCCGCTGTCGTAGTCCTTTGCCTGTGCAACAGCGTCGATGTGGTCCTGGATCGCTTGCTTGTAATCCACAATCGTTTCGGCACGCTCAATCGTCACCACCCGATCGCCCTCAACGCGGTGTTCGGTGATCATACGTATTGGCCTCCCGTTGCAGTGGTGCCAGCGGTCGGTCCTGGGTACCCGCCAGATGGACCTGTAACCGTTCCATTTTGCACGACTTCGTACTTCTTCCCGCTTGTTACCGAACCGCTAAACGTCTCATCGCCATTGCGAAGGTTCGCGCCGGTGGTCACAAAGACATAGGAGTAGAACGTCGGATTGCCTGTCAGAGATGTCGCGCGAGCGCTGTTGCCATAGAAAACGGCGTTGTTTTCGAGATAGATGTGATAGCCGAAAGACGACCCGCTGATCGTCGTAGCGGATGCGAGCTGATTTATTACCCCGGCCGTGCCGCCATAAATATGGATCGCGCCGGACGGCGCGGCGCCGTAGTCCATAACGCCGATGCCCAGACGGGCGTTGATCGCGCGAAGATGAATCCCGCCGCCCGCCGTGTTCGTCTTAAACCCGGTGATATTCCAGAGTCCGGTGATACCGTTGACAGTGAGACACGACCCGCTCGCCGGGCTAAGGACGACGTTAGAAGGCGTCGTCGTATCTCCCTGAAGCGTCGCAGACCCTGCACCAACAAGCGTTTTGAAAACTAGGTTTTGCGTGTACGTTCCCGCGCCGACCTGGATCGTGACGTCGTAAATCGACAAGTCTATAGACCCGACGACGTCGATGGCTTTCTGAATTGTAAGAAATGCGCCGCCACTCGTATTTGCGAGACCCGTGTTGCTGTCAGAGCCATCGGTTCGCACGTAGTATGTGCGGGCTGCAGTCAGAACCTCGCGCGGAGCATAGCCCGCATCCTTCAACAGATTCCCTGCCGAAGAACCCCAAAGAGCTATATTTCCGACTGTGGCGCTCCCGGGTCCTCGAACCTGAAGCGCAGCAGGGACGTCGTTCGCGATGTCCTTCGTGCCGGCAGAGAAGTTGACGGCCGCGTTCGCGTTTGAACTGGCAAGGACCGTGTCCCTGACGAGCGTCGTCGACGCCGAGAGATGGCCGGTTCCCCGCTCCCATTCCGCTGCGGCTTGGTTCGATATGAAATAGTCGAACTTGTCCGTGCCGCCGGTGCCGAACTCATCATTGAACGTGCGCTTGCCGTTGACAACCGACAACGTGATGTTGCCCGTTCCGGTGGACGTCGACTGTTGGTGGATGAGATCGCCGGGGGCGGGCATCAGCCGTTGCCATCCGTCAACGTGAATGCCGTGACTGTGAAGCTCTGTCCCGCTACAAAGGACGTGTTATCGACGGTCATGTCCCCGCCACCGCCTGTAGCGGTGATTGCCCCCTGCATATGCTGTGTCGTTCCGTCAGAAGCATAGAGCCGGAAATGTGCCGCCGTACCGGTGTTGTCAGCGGATGTGTCCTGCCATGTTCCGGACTTCGATTTCGAGCCCGACGCCGCGTTGGCCATCCAATCAGACGGCAGCGAGAGGGTCGCGAGAACGGTTCCGGAATCGGCATCGGTAATGTTGGTCGGCGCAGCACCGGAGCGGATCTTCAGAACAGCCGATGTTCCAATCGCCGTTTCCAGAGCATCAAGCCGCGCGTTGCGGACCGCTACGGAAAATTTAACTGCCATCAGAGGCTCTTCATAATCCAGCCGGCCGCCGCAACCTCAATCCCGGGATGCGCGAGCATCTGAACACCGAGGTTGACGTTGAAGAAGAAGATCAAAAGACCGAGCGCGCACACGACGCGCCCGGCCAAGTGGACGATCTGCATGAAGTCCATGTTCTGAATGTTCATGCGAACGCTCCCTGCGGATTGAGACGGGCTTGAGCCGCGCGCGCCGCGTGGGTAATACGCTCCCGATCTCGTTCTACTGCCGCCAGAGCTTCCGCACCGCGCGGATCAAGGTAGTTCGTCAC